ACCGTAGGCTTCACGGAGACCAACCTTATTCTTTGTGCCTTTTTCACGTACTCCCGGATATGCAGAGAATACATTGTCTGAGGTATCGCCTCGCATGCACTTTTCAAAAAGTAGCCATTGTGGATCCGGAGCCGCTTTGACTTCTTGAGTTTTTTTATCAATGATGGGCTTATTTTTTTTATCAAAGTAGCCTTCGTGCGTGATTGTGGTTTCTGTGACGCCATTATATTGTTTTACATTAGGTGAAATTAGTTGTACGAAATCTGTATCTGTTGAAATGATCACATGATTATCGCTAGGATGACTTTGTATCCAACCTGCAATTAAATCATCAGCTTCTAGGCGTGGATGTTGTAGTACTGTGCAGTTAGTTTTTTCTGTAACAAAATCTTTAAATGTGTCAAAGGCTTCCCAAAATACACGTTCTTCTTCTGCTTCACGCTCTGTATGAGCCGCTCGAGCAGCAGTACGTTGTGCCTTGTAGGGCTTGTAAAAATCTTTACGCCAGCTGCGCCCCTCTAAGAAGAATACCACATGTTTCCCATCAAAGTCTTGCCATGCTTTCTTAATACTGTTAAGTGTGATATGAAATGCCATGCCTAGTTTGATATCAGCGTCACCGTTGATAACGTGTCTTGCACGAAAAAAGGTGTTTGCAGTATCAACTAAAATATATGTCATAGATTCTTCTTTCGAACTTCATTAATATCAATAACGCCAGTGTTTACAGCGCCGCCAAAATCTCCGTCAACTACTACATTAGCACATAGTTCACGGAACCAACGATCTACAATCTCTTCGTCTTTATCGCCGTCGAAACCATATCCTTCTTGCTTTAATTTTAACACAAACTGCTCGTTCCAGTCAAGCTCAAAAAAGCCATTGCGGATATTATCTTTATTAACGTGAGTGTTAAGTACACCTACCCAAGGTTCCTTTAGTTTGGTAGCACGATCTTTTGGACTTAGTTTAGCAGTTTCTTCTGCTTCTACAGCACGTTCCGCAGCCTCGACTGCATCTTTGGCAATTTTTGTTGAGGCCTCGGCCAGTTGTACTGCTGCCGCAGTTTCGGCCTTGATCTTGTCAATGCCAAACAGTTTTTCTATAAACTTCTTCATTAGGTACCCCACTCATTTTTAAACAGCGGCACTTGTAAACGGTCACTATAACGTAGTCCGTTTTTCATTGCTAGCAATGCTACATTCTTATTGTTTAATGCGTAGACACTTTCCACGCCGCCTACCGGCATTAGATATACATGACCTGTAAAGCCTACTTTACGATATGCGGCAATCGCACACTCGGCATCAGCAAAGTCTTGTTCTGTAGCAATAACAAACTTCAAATATGCTGTACCAACTTCTTCGTACTCGCAAACGACTTCTGGAAGGATAGCTTCTTCCCACTTTTCGCCACTGCAAGGAAGTTTAGCACTTACTGAGAATGTAATTTCTCTAGAGGCAAATGGCGGATTCTGTGCCCATTGTTTTAGATACTGTTTAAACTCTGGAGTTAGTTTCTGAGTACCATTTGTTTCAAAAGTAATTTCTTTTAACTTGCCCATCTTTGGATGATTCAACAAATCAGGATAAGCACGTTGCCAACCTAGCAAAGGTTCGCCACCTGTGATAACCAGATGTTCATCACGCCATTCTTCAAACGGAATAATTTCCATAATTCGTTCTACGATTGCTTCGCTAGTAAGCATAGGCGACAACTCTTTAAAGTCAGGATGCCAACTAGCGTAGCTGTCACATCCAGTACTAACTAATGGTAAATCTTCATACTTTGTAAAAGGCGTAATCATTTTATGTGTAGCCGCAATGTCAGTAGCTTCGTGACTTACTTCCCCACGAGGCATACCGAAGCCGGCACATTTAAAGTTACACCCGAATGTGCGTAAGAATACACTAGGCACACCCATGTATCTACCTTCACCTTGTATGCTGTAAAACAGCTCTGCGATTTTAATTTTGCTCATAGTATATTATACACTCTTTTCACTAGTTGTGTCAACCTTTTTGAGTTGCCAACTACCATCTTTTTGATCTATCCATTCTAATGTGTCGCCTTCTACCCAACCTTGTAGATTGAGCATATCTTGAGGTAACGGCAAAACAAGATCACCTGTGTCGAGATCTTCTTCAACGGTAACTGTCCAATTTTTCAATTTCAACTCCTAATTAAATGGCATTGTCGTTTTTATGTTTCCAATCTTGATATCTACGCTTACGACATTCTTCTTTTACATCGATGGGAATATCAGGATGCCATTCAGCCATACTACAATCGTACACTCGATATTCGGGAAGCTCTACTCGAGAAAGTACAATTATCCAAAGGACGCAAGCAACAATAAATCCAACAATGTATTTGATCATATTCTGTCGCTTAACAATATTTTGCACATCATAGCATCGTGTTCGTTATGAAATTTAAATGTCATCTGATCGGTCTCTGGATGACTGGTATATCGATCGCCTGGCAGGCCAAAGTGTTCCAATACCATAGCACAAGTTTCATTCCACCAAAACCCAGTTTGTTCTTTATTCCACGGAACCAGAATTTCATGCACTGATGATGTCCTTTAATGTTTCAAATATTTTAGAATTGCCTTCAATGGTATAATGATTTATATTTCCTCGCTCCTTAGACCAAAGGCCACTAAAATCAATATGATTGTTTTCTACTGCAAGTTGATTAACAATATCAATATGACTCATGCTGATATATGGCACAGTGATCAACAGTTTGATCTGTTTTCTAATTAAATTATAAATGTCTATTTGATATTGATCATCATAATGATATTTGAAATATTCTTGTGCGGCCTTAAGACTGGGATTTCTAAATGAAGACCTATCGAGCAGATCATTTAAAATCAAATCACAATCTTTATGCAGCCCTTGTTTATGTATGGGATGTTGCGGGGTATGCAGTCGACTGGGACTGGTATGACTCACAATCACCATGTCAAAACTTGCAACATGCTGAGATTCGATTTGTTTTAGAATCTTGTATTCTCCTATGCCCGCCTGTGCTAGATTAACCACATTGTATTTTGCAGCGAGCAGTGTAGGCCAACCCAACTCGGCATTCGGCCATACAGTAGCAAAACTGTCTCCCGCAATCAATATTTTCATTGTGTCTTTAACCAGGGCAGATATTTATCCGAGATATACTTGTGATATTCACGATTATAATGTTCGTTGTCTTCTAGATAGAATTTTGTATGGTCTATTAGTTTGTCAGCGAGATAGGCTTCAACGGTTTTAGTAGCAATCACAGTATTGTTTAATTTTCCATAATATTCAAAATTACTAGGAAATTTTAATCGTTCTGTAAAATTAAAAAGATAAAGTTTGGCACCATGTTCCGCACACATGCGATCCCATACATAGACATCTAGTAAAAAATCACGTTTTTCTAAAAATGTATTAAGTTCAAAAAATAACTTAACTTCCATATAGGTGTTTTTACGAAGATTTGGTGATGCCAGTCCTTTGCCCATGTCAATATCTAGCCCGGGAAAATTACTGTAGTCTTTATCGCGTGATTTCTGAAATAGTTGTATTTTTTCATTTTGTATAGTTTGATCACAATACCTATCAACGACACCATCGGACGCACTCATCTTTTCGGTAAAGTAGTCAATGGGTATAATTTCGTCAGACAACTCACCGTCAAAAGCCAGTCTAAATCTATTGAATGGTGCTAGACATATAAACACTTCGTCTATATCATCATATTTTTTAAACATGTTAGCTAGCCAATCAGTGTAGACTCGATTACAAACACCTGCCATTGCATATATAGCTACGGGTTTGTTATTATCTTCTCCGTAGATTTCTGCATAGTTGTTGTCGTTCCAATAAGAATAACTACCCGGCCCTACTTTAGTCGGGTGACTCCAGTAGCCACAAGTTTGACTATCACCTATGAATAAAGCTCTGCTCATTTTTTATAATTTCCTTTTTCTGGAATAACATGTCTAACACCGCCACGAGGATCCGCCATGTCTCCTTTGCGTCTTGGAATTAGATGTATATGCGGGTACATTACGGTCTGACCCGCTGCCTCACCCCAATTGATTCCAATATTAAATCCATCCCACTCACCTTTCTCTACCATATCTTTGCCGTGTGTTAGTGCATCACTAAAGCAGTCGACAATCACTCCATCGGCTGCATACTGCGGCACAAACAACAAATGACCTTCGGATACAGGGTACTTATCTTTAAAGACCTTGACATGGAAGTCTTCCCGGACCAAGTCCTTCCACGGTGCAATACCTTCCTTCTCTGCATCTGCTAGTATGTAATCTTCTTTTCTCATTTAGTCCACCACTCTTCAAAGGGAAATTCAATCCATACAGGATTTTCTGCTTTGTTGATCTCTTCCCCAACATAGTCCATTTTGACTTTGGACTCGCTGGCAAGGTTATCGAATATTGTGGCAAACTTTACATTTTGATTCCATATTTCGTCAAGCCATCTTTCGTCATCGGGTAAACATCCAGATTGCCAATCGTTTAAAATCCAGTTAATAGTTGCACCTGTATCGTTGATATCGTCTACTACCAGTATATTCTTTTTTTCACCGCCTGACACCATAAGGTCGTATATAGGATAACCGAATGCATCTTCAGACATCCAAAGATTGCTTTCAGTGGCATGATCACCGCCGTTGTCTCGTAGACTTACTTTCAGTGTTTCGCAGGGAATATTAAAATACTGACTGATCATGACAGCAGGCAATAGCCCGCCTCGGGTAATGCCTACTACGTAATCTGGGCGCCATTTATTTAGAGAAATATCTCTACAAATCTTTGCCACTAGGCCTTGAAACTCTTGCCAACTTACTTTACGCTTTTCCATGACGCTCCTTAAGATACTGCTCGTGTTGAATCCATTTGTTGTTGACTAAAAATCCCCAATCGCGTTTGTGTGGGCCGGGCATGAACAGAGTCCAAGCAGTGACTCCTTGTTTTAATTCGATACGATGATAGCTATTAGAACTACAGATTCGAAAGTGTCCAGGCCCGCGCCAATGCTTAGTTTCTCCGACCATTTTGCCATATTCAAAATTAGGAGTGTATTCGTAGTAACCTCCTTTTAAAATTAGAGTGGCGTAAGGCCACGGATGATCATGTACATCATCGGGATCACCTTTTAGGAATTTGTGTAAGAATATGTTGAATGGAAAGTGCGTTCGATCTTTTAAAAACACATAGTAGCGTTCTAGGTAAGGCTCGTTGCAAACACGATCAAAAATGATACGTTTGCGACCTAACTGTTCAAGCAGTTTCAAAAACATTTTCAACTTCTTCCTTGAGGTATCTTATTAATTCTTTGTCCGTAGGCATTACGCCATAATTGTTCTTGTAAAAAATTTCATAGCTGTCGCTGCCGTATTTTCCAATGCCATATAACTTTGTAGCATCATTTCCGTCCCAAGTCAAATAGTCTTGACTCATTCTAATCAAACGACTATAGCGAACATTAACCATTCCCAAGGGTTGGATAATGCTTTTGACAAACTCTTCGTCTGCGTGTAACAAAGATAGTGCTGTAGGAAACCAATATAGGAATTCTGGTAGCGTGGTCTTTACAGCTTTGCGTCCAGTTTGATTCAGCATGATTACACCGACAAAATGCTGCCAAGCATCGTCTACCTGTTGTTGTACCATTAGGTCATTACGTAGAGGTTTAATCATTCTACACCTTCACCAAACCAATCATCTACTTGACGCTCTGCTTCTTGTTGTGTCATTGCGTGTACAAAGATACGTGCAGGTTGGCCCACAGTGTGCTGTATGTTATATTTGATTACACCAGCGGGAATTAAATCCCAGTCTCGTTCTACAACAAACTCCTGCAAGTTTTTTGCACGATTAATTAAATTATCGGTTAGTTCTTTTGCGGTAGTCATAATGCTATTCTTCTGGTTTAGGATTATCTACACTCCACGGCCAAGAAGTTCTTGGATCAGGCCTTGGTTTAAGTTTAACATTTTCTTCAATGACTGTACCATCATCTTCGCACAGATCTACCTGATAAGGCGCAATGATGTGTACAGCAGTGTCTTCTTCCAGCCATTCATGCTCACCGTCAAACAGCCAGCCAGCGCCGCCTTCGTAATAGGCTTCACGAATAGATTCTTGTTCAGCCTCGTCGATATCATCGCTGAATTCAAATTCGATGCTACAACTATCATCGAACTCGCAACCCCAGCCCACATCTGCTCTGGCATAGGCAACATCGTCACCTTCCCAAGGAAGATTGCAATCTAGGTCGCCTTCTACAAAGCCTTGCCCCCAACGATATGTTTCGTCGAGGTTAAACCAACCGACGCTACCGTCTGGATTATTACGATACATTTCTACATGGTAGACAATGCTTTTCTTCTCTAGAGGTTTAATTACATATACTTGGCTCATGATATTCCTTATCGTGGTGCAAACTCTTGTTGTAGTTTGATGTTATCAAAAAACTCTTTCTTTGTGTGAGGATCATCTTTAAACGAACCTTTAAGTACT